TGAAATATATTAAAAAAATATAAAAGTATCAAGAAATATCAAGTTTTATGCAACTTGTTGCAACCCTTTTAATTGAATCTTCTGGTTTGTTCTCAACAAGTATAATTAATTTGACAATTTAACTTTATTATTTTTTTTTGATTGGTTTGATTTGTTTGATCTTTTACTTCCCAATGATATATGTGTTATATCATCTTTATCAACAGTATCTAATGAAACAATATTTTCATTTGATGATGACATCATTAATGTACTCATATCTATTTGTTTAGATTTTTTTGTTGATCTTCCAATAGTCATTTCAGTATCAATATCTACAGTGTGACTCGCAGAATTTGTTTGCGTTCTATGGGCTGATGTTTGCAAATCTTGTCCCCCCATCGTTTTTGTATTACTTAACGCTTGGTTTGTTTGGTTCATTGATTGTATTTTTTGACTATTCAAAACAGAGTTTACAAATCCAGTATTTTTCCTATTTTGTTTTTTTTGGAATATATTCATTACTTTTGGATTAATTTCAACTTCCGATTTACTTGATTTCGTCGATTTTGAAGATCTTGATGATGCCGTTTCATCGGATTCTTGTTCAGATTCTTCATCATCATAATCATCATTATTATTACTATTTTTAGATTTATATTTATATTTATTTTTTTCAATTTGCATCTCCATATGTTTTAATTCTAACATTTTTTGAGTATAATCATTTCTTTTATGTAATTCCATCATCTCACGTTTCATAGTAAGAAGTTGATCTTCTAATAATTTATTTTTTATCATTTCTTTTTGTACAAGAATTTGAGATTTCTGATCAACATATTGATTATTTTGATTATTTTGATTATTTTGATTATTTTGATGAACAGTTTGTTTATTCGGTTGATAACCGTTCTTTGTATTCAAAATATTTTGTAGTTCCGATGATATAACAGGTTGATGTAATTGTTGTTGATTTTGTTGAATTTGTTGATTTGGTTGATTTTGTTTATGAACTTGTTCATATCTCTGTTGTCCTGTAGAAATATTTTTGTCTATAATCAATCCTTTTCTAAGTTGGTCCAATTGAGCTTCTTGTTCAGCAAGTTTCTTTTTCATTCCCATATACTCCAATTCTTTATCACGAATCATTTGTAAATCTGACGCCCTAATAGCAGCTTCTTCGTGTTCTTTGTCCATTTTTTTATTCAATGAATTATTTTGTTTTCTTGTATCCTCTGTCATTTTATTTAATGTAGATTTTTGACGATATTCTTCCATTAATTCAGGATTTTTGTCGAGGGAATCATTCAAATTGGGGAGAGTATTAATAACATGTTTTTGTAAGTTAAATTTAATAGCACTACCTGACAACATGAGTAATAATTTTAATTCTGGTGCCATTCCTTTTCCAGGAGTTGCATATTTTTCATACAATTCACCAAATACATCATAATAATTATCAATATCAGCATTCATTTGTTCACTCCATCCACCCAATTTTAAATCAAATGGATTATATTTTTCGTTCAACATTTCTATACCATAAATCATATTAAGCGACATACTGCTCATCCAATTAATAGCATTTCTTTTCGCACGAATATTTTTATGAACTTCATATTCGAATTTCATCATTTTTAGATCTGAATTAATATTATAATTTTGTGATAATTTGACGCCAGCTTGAGCAAGTTCACCGAGTTTTCGAACCATATCTAATTTTTCCAATTGTAATTCCTCAGGAGATAATTGTTTCTCATCTCGATGAGGTTCCTGTTCCTGTTCATGTTCAGTATTTGTATTATTTTCAGACGTAACTCTGTTTTTTTGTTTATAGAGATCATTTTGAATACTTTGTTGTTTTTGCTGATTTTTATCTTGATTATTTGATTTCGGAGGTTGTGTACTCCTATCATCATATCTATCTCGATTTTTTTCATTATTTTTATGTTCAGATCGAACATTTTCATCATCATAAAAATTTTGATTATCATTGTCGTCATCATAATTGTCGTTCTTTCTAATAACATCATTCATATCCTGATCCAATTCTTCTTCTGAGGTGTCATTTGCTTCAAAATAAATACGATTTTTTTCGCTGACTAATTTAGTCGAATCCGCCAGTAAATCTGGCATCATATCAGTTGTTTCAACTGCTTGATTTTTATTATTAATAATATTACTAGCCATATCCTTAAAGGTGTTATCATCAACTAAATGGGAAACATTGTATGTCATTTTATCCAGATATAAAACAAAATAAGAAAATACTTTCTATATTAATACGCAATTAATCTGTCCTTATATATATTTAATTATTTAGTTATTAAGTTATTAAGTTATTTAGTCAAATGTGTGGATTTATCAATCTATAAAATTAATTAGTGGTGGTGGATATGCAGGAGTATTTTCTATAATCCATTTACTGTACTGATTATTTTGTCCACAGTTGACATCATAAATAGGATAAATTACATGATCCCAATAGTTTAGGGAAATAACATGAAAACATAGAAATATTATCGTAATAATAATAATCGCGTATAGCCAATATTTAAGATATTTGTATAATTCTTGATTATTGGTTCCGTTAATATCATTTAATTCATCAAATTTTTTATTTATAATATAATTTTCTTTTTCCATTATCCCTGTCATAATATTTTCTAAAATTATCTCAGACATGATATTTATACAAATATAAGTTTTATATTATTTGATCACTAAATAAATTATGTATAATAAATTATATCAATATGAATAATTCATATTCTTACTTCGATAATTCGAACCCCAATAATTTCGATGAAGAAATGGGGTACGGATCAGTAGAAAATATAAATAATAATTGTGAAATGGATCCCAATGATGAACTATATAATATGGCTAAAAATATAGCCAATAAAAGGAGATCTGAAACAGTATATAAATATTCAAATATTCCTTTGCCCAAAAGACCCGTAATGAATGATCTAAAGGATAATACTTTATTTACAAAAAATGCGGAATCTCATGGATTTAAAAAAAATCAATCATATTTCAATGCATGGGGTGATTATAATGATAATTATAATAATAATAATAACAATAATAACAATGATAATGATAATGATAGTAAATCGAATGGAGAAATAGATATGGAATCTCTGGATAGTATGCTTAGCTCGAATAGTACATATAGTCTAAATAGTTCTAGTTCAAATGATTCGATTAGTTTAAATGGAAGAGGAAAATGTAATTTCTCAAACATTAAAAATATGATTAAAAAATATAATAAAAGTAAAAAAAATAATGATTTAGATCACATAAAAAAATGTTATAAATGTAGAAAAATATTTATGAATATAATCAAAAATAAAAAAAATAAGAAACACGTTTTTAATCAGGAAAGTTCCGATTCTGAATATTCATCATCAGAATCTGAATCAGAATATTCGCCGTCTGAATCAGAATATTCACCATCTGATTCAGAATATTCATCTTCTGGATCGGAATATTCATCTTCTGGATCAGAATATACATCAAAATATGGACATAAATATCCCAGATCTGATGTATACAGAAATAAAAAATTGAAAAAAAATAATAGAAATTATAATAATTATGATAATTATAAAACTGATTCAATAAATAAAAAATATCATGATATCACAAGACAATTTAGCCAGACAAATCAAACAAATCAAACAAATCAAAATGATCAATCAATGGATAATAAAATAGTCGTAACTAAAGAATTATTCATTGTAATAATAATCGGTATTGTAATAATTTTATTACTTGACATGTTTACTCCTTCACGTAGACATTTCTGAACCATGTGAATTATGTGAATTATGTGAATTATATGAATTACTTACATTACTTATATTGTTTATATTGTTTATATTTACTTCAATATATAGCCAAGTAATAAATATTGTTGTTGCATTTACTATGTATGTATCAAAATAAAGACACTTTAGTTGATCATCAATATATTTTAAACATTCTCTCGGATCATAATCGGGTAAATCAGCAATTAATGGAGCAATTGTGTACAATAAATCTGTTTTATTTATTGAATTTGCAACATCTATTTTTTTAATGCAATTTACATATGTTCTTCTATATATATCAACTAATTTTTTTCTACGTTGTTCTCTCGATTCAACAAGTTTTTTTATGTTAAATGAATTGTCGGATTTATCAATTATTGATTTAACATCAAGTGTTTTATTATTTCCTGTTTGACAATTGAATAGATTCTGAATATTTAATTTTTCCATTTATAGGTATTGTTATAATCAGGTTATAATATATAATATGTGAGATTATTTAGAACTTAAAATGATCCAACCATATTATAAATATAATTAAATAAAATATAACAATAACATAATGGCAATGTCTGAAGCTGATCTCGATAATGAATTGAATGAAATATTCGATTGTCCCGAATTATCTGGACTGTTGACTAAAAAAATATCCAAGTTGGATAAAAATGCAAAAAAAACAAAATTAGTTTTGTCTGGGGGTGGTATAAAAGGTTTTTCCCTCCTTGGATCACTTCATGCATTAGAAAAAATGGATTTAATAAAATATATTAAAACATATGCAGGATCTTCAATTGGTGCATGTACATCTGTTTTGATGTCAATTGGATACAAAGCAGATGAACTTATGGAAATTCTTAAAATGGTTGATTTTAGAAAAATGACAGGAGCTGATTTCTCAAATTTATTGACACAATATGGTTTAGATGATGGAAAAAGATTCGAAATGGTAGTAAGAAAATTAATTAGTGCAAAAAATATTGATCCAGATATAACATTCGGAGAAATGTATAATATAACAAACAAAACAGTTATTATAACAGCAACTTGTGTAAATGATAAAAAAGTTTATTATTTTTCACACAAAACTGTTCCAGAAATGCCAGTCATAACAGCAATAAGAATGTCGATCTCTATACCAATTTATTTCGTTCCCGTAACATACAAAGGAAAAATGTATATAGATGGTGGTTGCATGGATAATTATCCCATGCAATTGTTTAGTAACGATTTAGATGATGTTATCGGAATACATCTCAATGATGTTAAAAGTCCTATTGATGAAATAAAAAATATAGAAGATTATATGTATCACACATTACAATGTTTACTAGAAGGGATGACATGCAATTCTATGAAGGAATATGAAAAATTTACAGTAAGAATCGATGTAACTGGTTCTAATAGTGTAAATTTTGTTGTCAATGAAGAAGAAAAACAAAAATTATTCGACCAAGGATTTGATGCAGTTATGAACAGATTTGAATAACTTATCGAAATATTTTGTATAATAAAAAAACTGATTTTAATACCATAAATACACAACAATGATAAATAAATGAAAAAAGATATTAAAAAATATATACATGTATAAAAATTTTGGATATAACACGACTAAAACAAATAGACTGACTCATGAATTTAAATTACTGTCGAAAATGGATTCAGATGATTGTGAGATAATAACAGAAAATGATTTTAATGATGATGGACACAGTAAAATAAATAAAATTCATGCCTTTGTAAAATGTAAAAATAAGACACCCTACCATGGCTATAAGTTCGAAGTGGTCATTAATCTTGGTGAATTATTTCCATACAAACCGTTGAGTATAAATTTCAAGACAAATATTAAACACATAAATATCAATAATGGTACAATAAGTTCAAGATGTATAAATTTAGATCCGAGATCGGCAACATTAAAAGACATTTTAGAGGAAGTAATAACATTGATAGAAAACCCACAAATCGACCACGTGGGAGATTTTGAATTGTTAGAATTATATAAAAATAATATATCAGAGTATGAGGATCGTATCAAGAAACATTGTGAGATGTTTGTTCCGAAAATGTAATAAAATTGATTTATAAAATATAAAATTTCAAATATAGATAATCAATAATTTGATTAATACACATAAATTAAAATGAAATATATTGAATCAGGATGTAAAGGAGAATTTAGAGGAGGAAAACAAGGTATTCGGATTTATGATAATGGGAAAATATATCATATTAAACAGCACACTCATTCATCGAAAGAAATTTTACGATTTATTAAATCAAATAATAATATTACAGAATTATTCGATCTCATTACGCCAAATATTTTGCACACAAATTACATTAATCCAAACAATATTAATAATTATATATTATACCAAGAAGAAAATATAAAACTACAAGAAGCTAAAGTTTATTATTGGTCATTTTCTTCCGTAAATATGCCGCCGATATTTTTACGAAATATTTATAATAAAATTAATGAAATATGTAATATCGATTGTAATCAAAATGATGTTTTATCTATCAAATCCAATTGCATCATATTATAATACTCCAAAGGTGATTAAACTACCAATTGTCATAATCTGTGAAATCTGCTAATTCGTTATGGTTCATATCATATGCTTTTGCAACAAATCCACTAACACATCCATCATTTACATATTTAACTTCTAGTGTAAAATGAGGATGTGATTCTTTAAAAGAATTGAATTCTTTTTGTTTCGAGATTTCGAAACAGTAATCGGAAACTGCATTGTGACTGAGGGAAACTGGTCCCAAGTTTTTATTATTATGTACTGCACAAACAGGTTGCCCATTCATAAATTTAACATGAACTGTTCTATCAACAAATGCAATCGCAGTAAATTTATGGACTACTGTCGGATCTCTCATTTTATCGTATTCTACCGCCAAGCGGGATACTTCATTGTTGTAGTCGTCGTATTGTAGTTTCGTTAAATAAATAGACATTTGTATTTTGTGTTTATTATTTTATTGATAATCCAGCCAATAATAATTTTATAATTTATTATTGTTTTTTTCAATTTTTTTAATAAATAAAAGTGATTTATTTTTTGTTTGTTGATTCGATTTTGAACAGAATTTCCGCGATATGTACAAAAATATTAACAGCATCAAGATACAAACTAAGACTTTCATTGATGGGATCGAATTTTTCAGATGTTTTGGCTTTTATAAGTAGTTTTTGTGTATCCGCTAAAGTAAGACCACCAAAAACAAGAAGACCTCCATACAATGAAACATTATAAAGAGCAGGTAGGGGGAACAGCATATTTCCCAAACCTGCTGCAATCACAGTACCAAGACCAATTCCTAACATACCATGATAACTACTGAATGTTTCTGGTTTTGATGTAATAGCAACTAAAGATAAACCACCCATTAGACAACCGGTAGCGATCGCAGCCTGTGCAATAATCGGACCACCCAAAAGACTTATAGTACACAAATTACCAGCAACGGAACCATTAAATCCCAACCACATGGCATGTTTCAAAACAGGATCTGATTCAAAATCAACAAACATCGTTCCAAACATAAATGGAATTGTAACTGCTAGACCACCAACTAGTGAGGCCCATGGATTTATTCTCATGAGTGTTTGTGGTAATTTTGTGCGAGCCAATGCCATGGCCGTGATTGCAGTCGTGGCCAGTCCTCCAAGTACATATCCATAAGTTGTGTTGATGCGTTTGGCACAGAAAGAATCTTCAGAGTTATCATCTTTTTTGTTTCTATTAACAAAATAATAGCCTGTTCCTCCTACAAGAATGAGACCACTGCAAAGATAACCCAGTTTTGTACTTGTTTCAGTTTGATCCTCATATTTTGGAAGACCATATTTTGATTGAAATCGTGAAATTTGAGAATTTTGTGAATTTGTTGATGTCGCCATTTTTCTAACTTGAAATCCACGAAATGTCTGAAACAGGGGATTGTTATTTGTGAAAATAGATTTTTTAGCATTGTCGATGGAAGTACTGCTATAAGATCTTATTTGTGCAACTTGGCCAATTTTACCAATTTGACCAATTTGATTAATTTGTCTAAAAATAGTCACAGGTTTAGTAATACGAGAAAACATATTTACTTTAGTAATAAATGTTGATAAATATTAATGAATTTAATGAATTTAATGTAAAAACCAGATATAATAGACAAAAATATATAAACATGTCAATAAATTACATTAATCAATTTTTTTTATATTATGTGTTTAAATTATGAATCAATCTTTGTAATTTCGTCTATATAATCGTCATATTCACCATCATAACAATATATTTCTCCATTGTCGACCACATACAATTCACAATTTATTCTGGTTATTAATTCAAAATTATGGGTTACAATTATAACGGCGCCGGAATATTTATTCAATGCGATAATGAATGAATCTAATGTATTTATGTCCAAATGATTGCTTGGTTCATCTAGTATAAGAATATGTGGTTTCATAACACCGAAAGAGGCAAATTTAACACGAGCTTTTTGACCTCCGCTGAGAGTGCCTATTGGAAGATTATGATATTTTGGTTCCAAACCAAACAAACTAAGAAATTTATGACTTGTTGTTATATCAATATCTTTGTTCAGATTTTGTAATAGATCTACACCCGAAATATGTGGATCCATTCCCTCTTCAAAATGTTGATTATAATAACCAATTTTTAATATAGAATTCTTAATAACAGTTCCTTTCGTAGGTTGTAATTCACCGATTAATAATTTGAGTAGAGTTGATTTTCCTACACCATTTTTTCCTACAATAGATATTCTACTATTAGCCCCAATTTCTAGATTTGTATCTTTGAATAATAATTTATTTTTTGCGTGATTATTATCGTATTCGAAAGAAACATTTTCTAAACACAAAATATTTCCTTTTAATTGATTCGGTTCAAAAAAGTCAATTTTAACTGCATAATCTTTTTCAGGACGAATAATATTATTTTTTTTAATATATTCATCCGATTCCTTTTTGTTTTGCATTTTGTTAATAACTTTTTCAGCATGCTTCCAATCTTTAATTATTTTTTGTTTTTCTAGATCATATTGTTTGAGAAATTTATCATAATTACCATTATAATAATTTAACTTGTGGTGTTCAATATGTATAATTGTTGTACCTATTTCATTTATAAAATATTGATCATGAGATACAACCAATAAAATTTTAGGATATGTTTTCAAATATGAAGATAGCCATATATTTGCATTTAAATCCAAATGGTTAGTCGGTTCATCCAAAATTAAAAGTGTTGGAGTCATAAACAATGCTTTTGCCAAAGCTATACGCATTCTCCACCCTCCAGAAAAATCTGCTATTTCCTTTGTTATGTCATCTGGTGAAAAACCCAATCCTAATAATATCTTTTGTGCTTTTATTTTGGCAATTATACCATCATTACCTATTTCTTTATAAAGATTTTCATGTTCTTCTATTTGTTCATCAGTAATTTCGTCACTTTCTAATAATTTGTCTAGTTCTATCAATCTTCTATGTTTAATATTTAATTTACTATCTGTACTAACAAGAGAGTCAATTACGGTAACGTTAGATGATTGTTCTTCTTGTCTAACATATACGATATCCAGTTTAGTTGGCACATTAATTGATCTCATAGCAATGGCATTTAGTAATGTTGTTTTTCCGACACCATTTTTACCAATTAAACAATAATGTTCACCATATTTAATAATTAATTTAGTATCTTCAAAAATAATATTTCCACCGAATGATATATTCACTGGGTCTACAATGAAATTTTTATAATCAAGATTGTCTAATTTGTCTAATTTGTCTAATTTGTCTAATTTGTCTAATTTGTCTAATTTGGTATTTTTATTCATGACAAAAATTAAGTCACTTTGAGCATAAAAATATAATTAAAAAATATCTGATAAATAAATAATCAATTTTTATTAATTGCCACTAATTATTTTTGGAGGAATATATGAAATATGACGTTTATGTGTATTTTTATTAATATTGTTATCATATGGTTCATATGAATCATATGATAAACTCTTTTTATGTTTTATTTTATATGCCCGAGCATTATTTTTATTCTTATTCTTATTTATATCATTGTTAGATAATGTGACACCTCTAGTTGATTCCTGGGACTCATTCCTTGCAAGTGTATTTATAACATTGTTCCTTTCAATTGAATCCTCAGATTCGTTCTTAGCAAGTGTATTTATAACATTGTGAGATGTTATAATAACCCTTTCAATTGAATCTTCAGATTCGTTCTTATCAAGTGTATTTATAACATTGTTAGATGTTATAATAACCCTTTCAATTGAATCTTCAGATTCGTTCTTATCAAGTGCACTTTCTAAGTTAGGTAGCGGTGTTGATATTCGAGAAGTGGAATTACTGGAGTTAATATCTGATGAAGATTCTCTATCGTATTCATGTACATCAATCTGTTGTAAATCTATAAAATATCCATACATATTAACTTGAAATCCACCTGTCGGAGTGGGAAGGAAAGCAAGTGCATCATTTAAAGTAACGATGGATGTACTACGAGATCTTTGATGATTTATTGTTTTTTCCACTTCAACTGGTATGCTATCATCATCGTCATCAATATATTTGGTATTATTATCACGGTTAGTATTATTGTCGTCATTGTTATCAGTACATTTAACTGAAGAAGCTGTAGTAAAATTAGAATTGAAATTATTTTCTGCAGTAAAACATACTGAATCCACTAATGAATTGGATCTGAATAAACGTGTATGCATACTAAAAACACGCTTTCTGTGTTTTTTTCTGACACATATCGACATTATTTTGTCGATCAAATACATATAATATTAATAAGGTATCAAGATACTTTTTAGTATTTTGATGTAATAGAATCATTTATTTAATTATTCAATATTTTTACAAAATTCAAATAATTTTTATAGTAAACATTTTATAAAATTCAATTATTTTTTTTGGTTTTTTTTCTATATTCCAATAATTTCTTGACTGTTTTATCATCGACATCTTCATCAAATTCTAGTTCTCTACCTGTTAATCCAACATTATGTAAAATTCCATATCCATTCATTTTAGGATCAGTATCAAAATCTTTCATTTTTCGGCCATCGTATAATTTATCATCTTCCTCTCTTTCTCTTAATCTTCTTTCTAAATCATCTTGATATAGTTTACCTCTATCCGCATTATGATTCATATAGTTACTATTTCCACTCATTGAACTTATTTTTCTAATATCATCATCAGTTATGCGTAATTCTTCATCTCTGAATGATTTTAATGATGAAAAATTATTACCACTGACTTCTAAATCATCATCATTTTCATCATCATCTTCCCTCATCATATCATCGAACTCATCATCACCAGAATTAAACAATGATGCTCCATTAATTTCATTGAATGCTGATGGAGCACTTTTATGTTTTACCAATTGATTATCTGAAGCTCTGTATTTTGACTCAAATAATCTATTAAATTTATCTGGTATAAATTGACCGTCAAATATTTTTTTATGAGTTAATTCAATATCGTCCTGTTCTCTTGCCATCATTAAATCTTCTAATTTTCTCGATGTTTCTTTTATTTTTAATGGATTATCTTTTTCATCGTCATAACGTTTTCTGTCAAACTTTCTCTTTGAATCTAAATCCACAAAATCTAATTTGAATTTAGATTCTGCAGCTTTTTTTCTTTCTCCTGATGGATCGTTATCTTGCGCCTTTATGAAATCTTCAAAAGCTTTTTGCTTGCTAAAATGGTCAGTTTTTCGTGTTTTCTTTTCTATAAGCAAAACATTATCATATTCGTCTCTTTTAGAGGAATCTGATAAACATTCATATGCTCTTGCTACTAAGGCAAACAATGTAGCATCGCCAGTTTTGGGATTATCTGGATGAAATGTAATGGCTAATTCTCTGAATTGTTTCTTGATTTCTGATATGGGAGCATTTTCAGAAACACCCAAAACTTCATAATATGTCATTCTTTGTGAATCATCTGATTCAAGTTCAGTTATTTTCCTCGATTTATTTGATCTCTCTGATCTCTCTGATCTCTCTGATCTCTCTGATCTTTCTGATCTTTCTGATCTTTCTGATCTATCCGATCTGTCTAATGATTTAGGCATTTGATAAACTATATATTCACTTTTTATTTTTTTATAGAGTGAATAAACGCTCAAAAGTAAATAAAATGTATTTATAACATTGTAAGATGTTGTAATAACCCTTCCAATTGAATCTTCAGATTTGTTCTTAGCAAGTGTATTTATAACATTGTAAGATGTTGTAATAACCCTTCCAATTGAATCTTCAGATTTGTTCTTAGCAAGTGTATTTATAACATTGTAAGATGTTATAATAACCCTTCCAATTGAATTTTCAGATTTGTTCTTAGCAACTGTATTTAAATTGTGTCAAAGTTATTTATATCTTAATATTATAAATATCAATATAAAATGGCAGATAAAGTTTCTGACAATGTGGGCAATAAAATAAATAAAATAATTGATGAAGATAAATATATTGCGGCATTTTTATTGTATGGACTGGGTGACACAATTGGGTTTAAAAATGGTGAATGGGAATTTAATTATTATCAAAAAACGATCACTCTAAATATGACAACAGAGTTATTATACGATTTTATATCGTTAGGTGGTATTAATGATATTAATCTAAACGGATGGTATGTATCTGATGACACCATAATAAATTTAGCAATGGCGAAGGGATTATTAGAAAGTAAATATGACATATATAAAATAATAACAACAAATAAACCAAATAAACCAAATAAACCAAATAAAGCAGATAAACTAAATAACTCGAATAAAACGAACAAATCAAATGATATTATTCACAATGTTGAACAAGAAATAATTATAGCGTTCAACGAAATGTTAAAAGATAAAGACAAGGGAAAAGATAGATATTTTGGTGTTACAACATGGAAATATGTCAAACTAATAAATAAAGGTAAGGATGGTAGGACACTACCATATGATAAAATGAGTGGAGGAAATGGTGCGGCAATGAGAGCCGGACCGATTGGTCTTGTTTATTATGGCGAAAAAAATAGAAATTTATTAATTAAGTATGCAATTGAATTATCGAGAATAACGCACAATTCTGCATATGGCTATTTAGGGGGTCTTACAATGGCATTATTTACTTCATTTGTAATCGAACATATTAATATTAAGAAATGGCCCTTTTTATTAGTCAACCTGTTGAACTCACAGGATGTTAAGCAGTATATAAAAAAAGATGTTGATGAAGAAGATGATTATGAAAAGTTTACTAATTATTGGATTAAATATATTGATACACGGTTTGATGATAAAGAACCAATAATGTCGAGATCACATAAAAACTTGATATTTAGATCGAGATATTATTATGAAAATTTTACAAGAGACACAGAAAGTTTTTTGATAGGTGAAAGTGGATTTTGTGCTATGATAATGGTATATGATGCATTATTGGACAGTGGAAATATTTGGGAAAAACTTGTTATATATGCAGGTTTGCATCTAGGCGACAGTGATACAACTTGTGCAATGGCTGCCTTTTTATATGGTCTAATGTATGGATTAAATGATGTTCCAGAAAAAAATTTAGAATATCTTGAATTCAAGGATGAACTCATTGATGTTGGTAAAAAAATGTATAATGAATTTTATAAACATTAAAAGGAACATAATGTTTTGTAAAAAATAATAAAATTATACATACTGGTTTATAAAATGTTCTAATCCTTCGACTGATCTATTGCCTTCAAAGTTGACAACTTCTCTATTTGATTTATATAATCTGACAGTTGGGAATCCTTGTATATCCATTTTGGAACATAATGATTTGTTTTCATCACAGTTTACTGTTTTAATGGTAATTCTATTTTTGTTACGTTCCTCGAATTGTTGCCAAACAGGCATGAAATTTTTACAATGTCCACACCATTCAGCATAATATAATACTATTTCAGCAGGAACGACTGGTTTATTTATATGGATTGGAGGTCGGTAATTTATTATTATCGGTTGAACTGGGCGTCTATTGTCTGGTCTAGGATGTGGTCTAGGTTGTGGTCCAGGTTGTGGTCCAGGATGTGGTCCAGGTTGTGGTCCAGGATGTGGTCCTGGATGTGGTCCAGGATATGGTCTTTGCATATTACCACCTACCGATTTCATTGCCTCTGTTGGTTTGAGTGCGTTAATTTGGTTCGTTTTCTGATAATTCATAATGAGGAGTATCAGAATTATAATTGCTAGTATACCAACAATTATGGTTGTCTTATTGACATAATCACTTTGCATATTTGAATATTAAAGATACAAACTATAAGTTATAAAATAGGCATACAAAAAAGTTTAAAAATAATAATATAGGAAAAATAAATATTTGTATTTTTTTGAACTTTTTTTGCATTTTTTGGTCTTTTTTTGATTAATTATATAGTTGAATTAATTTTTTTTAATTTAATTTTTTCTTACGATTATAATATATCGAAATCTAATGTCGACACAAGAAGGAAGACAAACTAGACATGAATTAGCGCCCTTTTTCGGTAACGATGGAAGAGCTGATTTATTTATTAAATTATTTTTGCCAAATTTCAACGAATCTATTAACGAAAGAGAGCCAACAAGTCTATCAACTGATCACACAATGGCCTACGATATCATGAGAGCCCAAAATTATGATGCATCAAGCAAACCCGCTGGTATGGATGACAATGATTTACATTATGATTTTACTGATTTCATTATACAAACAGCTTTGTTTCACAGACTCATTGATACACCAACTGGTGCAGGCAATGCCAAAACAACATTAAATACAGCCGGTGTTGCCGATGCTTCTAGAATACTTTGGAATGATATATACATGAAATGGGATCAATTAACCCCAGCATCAAAACAATTTTATAATATGTACATGAATTTCCAACAACTTGATGTAGGAACCGGCACTTGGCAAACCATCTCTGATAATCAAATGGGTCAAGAAATAGATCCAAACAATTATGCCCAATATCGTGTCAATTTGAAGAAAGTATCAGCTGGGGGTGCTGGTTTGAAAGCATGTCCAAGATTCTTTAACCTTGTACCAAAAGTCAGTCCAAAAATATTTAATAATATTTGGTTCAGTAATTCCACTGGAAATAAAATTAAAGTCACAGGTTGGCAAAATGTTCAAGGTGTCAATGTACTGAAAAAACTTTACTGTGGTATAGTTCTTGGTGTTACTAATGCAGACGGTACACAAGGATTTACTAGTCTCCCAACTGCTTGGCAAGGAGCAAGTGCTGCCAATAACATATTTGTATTAGATGTTGATCGTTTAATTAGACGTAGATTATTCAGACTTCAACAATTGATGAAATCACCAGAAGCTGCTACTCCACAAGGTCCATTTATTAGTTTGGCTGATAAAAATATATGGAAACGTGATGCTAGTGGTAGACTTTATACCGATAGTCCAAACGGACCAGTTTATTATGGTGAAGATGATGACGCAACTAAAAATATGTTGACAGCAAACTTCAAATGTTATTCGACTTTAACAAATGGCACTCCAGATGAATGTAAGAAATATATGTATCAATGTTTATTGAATGCCGACTTGAATGATATTGATGGATGTATCGAATTCTGGAAGAAAAACGATTTCTATACTGATGCTCGCAATGAAATTAGTCAAATGCATCCTCTTGTAGCAATCAGAACCTTACAAAAATTCGGTTTCAGAGACAGAGAAGAATATGATCCAGTATGTAGATCCCGTGTATTGAAGATTGAATCCAAAGATCATTGGGTTGCTAACTATTTGAGCACTAAATTTGCTGGTAAAGTCGATCCTACAACTAATACACCAGTCGAACAAATAATAACTCAAAATGAAAAATTGTTGGATTATTTACAATTATTGGTTGAATATGTTAATGCTAACCCAGCCATTCTAAATGGTGATAAATTCGTAGGAAAAACACTCGAAGCAACTGGTACTGCTCAACAATCCGATTTAGCCAAAAGACTAGGTATTAGAATGAGAGTAGATCCAAAAGGTCCGATGTCAGGTTTATATGATTTCAATATGTTACGTTCTCGTTTGAATGCTGGAATAAATTCCAGAAGACAAGGTACTATGGGTTTCGGCATGGGTGGTCCAGTTTATTCCTCTCCCTTCGCTTCACAAGAAGTCAGAGTTGCTATGCCATATCAATTATCTGTTGGCAACGGTCCACAAGATTATAGTTCAACTATACCATTCCAATTGGGAGGCCATATGCCAATTGATACATATTTAAAACGTCGTGATTCTGGTGTTATAACTGGTCCTGCTGCTTTATATGCTATCATTAAAGGTACATTGGAAGACCTACGTTCTAAAGGAAAAGAAATCGATCCAAAAGATTTGGTAGAAATCAACAAAAAAGTAGATACTCTTCAAACTCTCGAAAATGAATTGATAAAAACCGAAGTATATCTTGAAGAATACAGAAAGATTGTTGATTTATTCAGAAACTACAGACAAGAAACTATTGACTTCGCTGCCATTCAAAACTTGGTTGATAAACAAACTTCATTAGTTGACAGACAAGGTACGGAAGAATGTTCATTAGTAAATATTTTGGGAGCTCTTCAAGAAATTTTGAACGACCAAGTCAACAAACAAACTGATTCTGGTTATAAACAAATTAATCTCTAAATTTCTTAATTATTAATAAAAAATAAATATAAATATTTAAATTATTGTTATATAATCATTAATAACGTATTTAGCGTACGTTATTAATGAATGATTTAATATATTTATTTATCGTATATTGATAAATATAAATATAAATATAATAAATGACGGGTGGATTGATTCAACTTGTTGCATATGGATTACAAGATCTTTTTTTAACACGTGATCCCCAAATAACATTTTTTAAAGTTGTGTATAGAAGACATACAAATTTTTCTATGGAACAGGTACCTCAATTTTTCAGGAGTGAATTGAATTTTGATAATCGTGCTTCATGTGTTTTATCGACAGAAGGAGATTTGATCGGGCAAGTTTATATCGTTATCGAGTTGCCTAGAATTAAACAATTTTATATCGATTCAGAAACTATTGATCCCAATACTAAATTCGCATGGATTAGAAAAATAGGACATGCAATGATAAAAACCATTGATATAGAAATAAGTGGTCAACTTGTAGATAGACATTATGGAGAATGGCTCAATATATGGAGTGAATTACTCGGTAGTAAAGATCAAGATAGAGGATTAGATATAATGATAGGAAATGTACCAGAATTAACTAATTTTACTAATGGGAAAGACCCATATACTTTATATATACCTTTGCAATTTTGGTTTTGTAGAAATAGCGGTCTTGCTCTTCCATTAGTTAGTTTGCAATATAGTGAAGTAAAAATCAGTGTAGAATTAAATGCAGCGGATCAATGTTATATTATAACGCCAACAGATTATATTGATGTTTATAATGACATTGTAAATTTTCAACCGTTCGAATATATCGAACAAAATGTTAATGGACAAATTGCTTCTGGTATTTTTACAAGTTTTGATTTTTTGACTAGAAGATTATATTACAAAAAAATATCAAGAAATAATTTTCAGTCAATACAAAACAATGCCGTTTCAGTATCAGAAATTCTTAATATTATTTATCCAAGTAATAATAGTACAATTTCTTTCAAATATTTCATCGTTGGACAAACTACCGGAGTTGTTGCAATGCCTCGATTTAATTCCGTTTCTCATCCGGTTAGTCCACCCCCAAGTTTATCTCCTGTAAATATAACAAATGCTTTTTTACTTGTTGAGTATATCTATCTCGATCAAGATGAAAGAATAAGATTTGTTCAGACAAAACATGATTATCTTATTGAAACAATAAATTATTCAGGACAACAAACAATAGAAAGTACAGGACGTGTTATAACAATAGATTTAGTCCAACCGTGTAAATTTATGGTATGGATTGTTCAACAAGAGTATTTACTCGACACAAACAATAATGATTTTTTTAATTATACAGACAGTTATGTATATATAGAAAATCAACAAATCGGTAAATCATTGGTCAAATCAGAAACTATAAAACTTAACAGTCAAAATAGACTAACTAAACGTTCGTATATTTATTTTAATTGGATTCAACCATATCAATGTTTTCCTCATACAGTCGATGAAGGTATAAATGTTTATTCATTTTCTATTTTCCCAGATAAGTATCAACCATCCGGCAGTTGCAATATGTCACAAATAGATTTTATACAATTAGATCTCACACTACAAAATATTATCACTAATAAAAATACAGTCGTAGTAAGAACATATGGTTTAGAGTACAATGTATTGCGTGTTGTCAATGGTGTAGCCGGTCTAGTTTTTACTAAATAAATTAAAAAGTTTAATGTTTTGGTGGGGTCCAATAATATTTATAAAATTCATCCGTTTCACGTTGAGACTGTTCTAACCAAGAATCCAATTCTTTTTTATCACAAAAAAATGATCCTTGGGCAATATTTTTTTGTTGATCTGTTTTTTTATCAACTGCTTGATCAGTTTGTTGATTAGTTTGTTTATTTATTTTATTTTCCATATATAATTATTTTTATTTATATACAACTAAAAATAACTTTGGTAATATAGAAAAATTAATTGAATAATATATCAACTTATATTATCAATTTTTAATTATTTAATATTTTAATATTTTAATATTTTAATACTTTAATATTTTAATACTTTAATACTTTAATACTTTAATATTGGGACCCGTAAAATGCCATTCCAGCCATTCCACTCATTATACGTAGTATATTTGTTGCTCGACAATATACATCCCATTTCATTACAATTTCTTTTTTCCTAATTTTTTCTGCTATTTCTTGAGAAATTTGTGTTGCTATAGTTAGATCCTGTATTTGATCCATATTTGCTGCTCCCGACGGTTGTAAATACTCAGGGAATAATGCAAATGTATAATAAAAGATATTTCCCTTCAGACTAGAACGATACGCTTTATACGGCTGAACTAAATTATAATAAGATGCAGGTTTCCATTGTTCCCGGTATATTCCATTAAATTTTAATTGTATAGCCAATACATCTTTTCGTTTAAAATTACATCTTGAGGATTTATTTACATTATCTGATGAAATACTAAATGGTGTTATTATTGGATTAAGTGGTATCGAAGTATCATTTCTTAGTACATAATCTGTCCACATAAGTATACTATGTTTTATCTCCTCGGCTGTTTTAATAACCTTATCAAATCTAAAAATCCATATCATTTCTTTACACATATTCGAAAAATATATTCTTTTTTCTGTATATATACTTGGATACTTCGATTGTGCTATGTTAAATTGATTATGATAAATATCATTGTCTAATAAAATCGATTCTTTTAATTCTTGTTCACCTGTGATAAATTCCCCATTTCGTTGAACAACATCTATTAAATATTCATGTTTGTGTTCAGAAAAATTATATCGTTCCTCAGGTTCTAAATATACAAAATCGACCATTAACCTAGCATTTAGTTTAGGTTTTTTAACAAAACGCGTATCGGGATAATCATAAAATGCAACTTCTTGAAGATTTTTAAGTTTTAATTCTATTTCAACATCTGCATATCTTAAGCATACCATCGGAAGAGCCGCATTAAAATATTTACAAAACCAAAATCTCATTGGCACGTATAATAAAGCTTTGGGTTTTGGTGTATTATTATATATTTTTAATTCGGGAATATTTCCCAACATTATATCACTACCTCTTTGTTGATTTTTTTGCAAATTCATTAAATGGTCTAAATATAACCAAGTTCCAGTATGTTTATCAATTAATTGTCCTCCAATACTAACTGATATATATTCAATCAAATTATATCCAATCCATTCACTCCATGCAAATTCTGCTCTTAGATGTGGATCATCTAATGTTTGTCTGAGAGGTAATAGTCTATTATACAATGGAGAACCAGTGAATGATATAGTACCTGGTGCTGTCATTATTTTTAAATATTTATTATTTTTGAATATTAATTCATTGTAATATGCACTTAGTGTATTTGCATTGAAATCTGTGGTATTTATGGTATCTGGGGTTGTAATACCAAATACAATTGGAAAGGTTGGATTATTAATTGCAACATCATATATTATAACATCGAGTAAACATCTAATTACCCCATATACCGATTCAAAACTGTTGTACAATGTCACAATTGATGAATTAGAAATATTCATTGGATTGGTATTATCTACTCCTTCTGCCGCAGTATAATATAAATTGCCAGTTACATTCGTCGGTGTTAAAAATTTAAGATATTTAGTAGCAGGTGGTAAATTTTGAGTTCTTATTATAACATCCGAAGGAAAATCACCTGGTGAATCAGATATAAATGTACCAAAATAGTTTAGAATTTTTTTGTAGTAATTTAAGATGGATACAGGTCCATTGGTAAATAATTCGTTTTCTATATGCATCATAAGGTCTAAAACCCCCCTTTCATATGGAATTGTAGTTCGTTTAGAGTTAGTAATTATTCTTGGGATGGGATTCAACATACTTGTATATGTGCGTCCACAAAATAAATTAATGGACTGATTCATCGGAACAATTTGTAGGATATTATAAACTTCTCCTAATATAACATTAAGTTGACGGAAATTTAATGGAAATGTTTTATATAATTTACTTACGTAACCGTCAATTATCTCAGGAATAGTTCCAAAGGGAATTACATTATTTAGAGTAACTTTTGATAAATCTGAATGAATATTCTCAATACTAAAATTAATCGAATGTATATTTTGTGTCATAATATTAAACAATGTATTATAATAAAATAATTTACTATCAACGTTCACCTCATTGATGTTTTTCAAATTTATAAATTCCAATATATTATTTTCAATAACCGGCATTAAATCTATTATGCTATTAGTAATATTAACAACTGCAAACTCCATTTTCATAGTGGGATCTATAATTTCCATGGCATAAAAATTTGTTGCCAAAACTTGCAGTTGTATTAAAATACCCAAGTGAGCATCATTTCCGTCATGAATCCATATATTTTTATCGTAAAATTCATATATAAATATTTTATAAGCCTGTTGCATAGTCGCACCGATTCCATATTTATAACCAAAACTTCTAGAAATAATTATATCATTTATGGCTGTGGTACCATTTGTACTATTTGTAGAATCCGAAGAAAGTGTCACAGTTTTATCAGTATTTATTATTATTGATGTAATATTATTTTCATTTGTAGACACTGTTAATGGTTTTAATATTTTATTTGGAGAATTTAATGCTGATATTAATGTGGTTGATGCTACACTTGTTTTTCTGTAATAATCAGGTGACAATAATGATCTTGCAAATAGATCATTAAATGAATTCATTTGTGTTACCGATATATTATTCCATATTGATGATAATCTAAATACCGCGTTTATGTTAGAATCAATGATAAAATTAAAATAACCAGTATTATTTACCATACCATAATATTCTGTTCCTATTTCTGTTATATTAATAGGCGGTATATCACTCAGCATATATAAATTAAACAATCTCATAAATGCAATATAAACACTAATATCAACACTCGGTTGGTATATATCACTCAATATATCGGCAGCCATCATCAATATTACTGCATCGAGTGGAAATAATATTCTTGGCACATTTGCAATCGATGCAGTTTGTACATTATATTTCACATAAATATAACCTAATAAATTGATAATTACCGGATTTACATCCGGATTTATTTTGATAATATCGATAATTTCGGCTCTCGAGTACAGTTTATTTGGTGTAAATAAATTTGTTACAATTCTTGTTGTTGTATGTATGATGGTTCTTGTCCTATTGTAAATATAATTTTCCACAGTTCCTAATCCTGCTCTATAAATTCTAATCAAAAAATTCATATATTTAGATATTGGACCAAAGTTATTATGTATAAATGGCAATGGATTTGGAACGTTGTATAAATTAGATGAATGATTCAATAATGTATATAAATTGTGTGTAACAATAAATGGAGTCAGTTCTAAGAATTTTATTTTTAGTGTCAATTCTGGATCATGGAACTTAATATTTGTTCCCTGTAATATACTACTCAAATTATTCGGATTTATATCTGCAGGATCTAAGTTATAATATGATGTGTATGTATCACTATCAAAATATGGTAAATATATATATTGATTATTCCCAATATTTTCACCAGAAAAGGTGTCAACCAGATCGTTAAAAAAATTACCTACGAGTCCCTTTACCCAATTTGTATAATAGTAACCTTCTGGTGTTGATGCATAATTTTTGTCATAGAAGAATATATTTTTATCAGAATCAAATTTTGTTAAATAATTTATTGTTGTAGAATAGAATAGTCCATACATTACTACATTTTTAACTGTTTGAAAGTGTGTGCGGTATTCGAATTTAAAATTATTAAGTAATTTAAGCAATGTAGCGAATTGTAATAAATTATTTTGCAATGAAACCGACATTATATTCACAAGAATATTTTTAACAGAAATAATATTATTATCAGACAAAACTATTGGATTCGTTTTAGCAATATTTGTAATAAGAAGATTGTAAATCATATACAAATCAAGATTCTCAAGTATTTGGTTTGGTATCTGTGTTCCATTTATTAAGTTTCCAAAGAAAAAATTAATCGGATTGTCTTGAAGAATTGGTAAAACAAAAATTTCACTATCTGGTATATTAAGTGTATTACGTAGTAGTAAATTGTATCCTATATAGTAGTTATGATTATTAAATCCAAATTTATCAATATTATTTAACATATATGTTTTGTCGACAGTTATTGTCAAAATGAGTGTTTTGATGGTTGTAGTACTATCCATCGTTATTAAAGAAGAATCAATAGTATTATACAAATTAGTTAAGTAGATATACAAATCATAAATTATATTATATCCTGGATTTACACTGATATATTCTTTTATAAAATTACCATATATTTGATATCTAATTGGCAATGGTATAAATATAGTATCCAGTTCCTGATTTGTTATATTTCTTTGATTATTTTTTATTGTATTCTGATCTGAATTTTTATTCATATTTGCAGGATTTTTATATTTATTGATGTCGACTATTTTATTTTTATTAGTAGCTTCCTGTTGGGATATATTTAATAATTTTAACTGTTCTTCTGCTATTAATATCGTAGCAATATATTTATTTATTGTTGTTGTTATATACGGTATAACGATTGTATCATAAAATGGAATACTGACAAGAGCACTCATATTGGGTATTTGTTCTCCATATGTATCATAATATAATGTAACTATATCAATTTCTACAGGTGTTAGTATTTCATTGAGTTTATTATAAGTTAACTTCTGATAAAAAAGATCAATATCTGGTAAATCAATGATAAGATACATTTTATGTACTAAATCGGCTAATCTTTTTATTTTAGTTTGTCCCAATGATCCAAAATCCATCCCATGATTAAAATTAATTAATTGGTTTGTTATACTAAAATTTGTATATCTACGATAAACTATTTTAAAAAATGTTATTTGGGGAATTCCGACAAGAAATACATCATCGACTCCTTTCGCAACTAATTGTAATATTCCACCAGTCATTTATATTTTATATTTTATATATATTTATATATTTGCAAATCGAATACTTGATGTATCGAATAAATTAATATATAGTCATATTAATTTATTCTTCTTTATGCCTTACATGAACTAATATTAATTTGATAATATTGTTAGATGTTATAATAACCCTTTTTAATTGAATCTTCAGATTCGTTATTGACAAGTGTAGTTATTACGTAAACTTATAACAAACCTTATTATTTCGTTAAAACTTCATAATAAATGTATATATTTAAACATACGCTGTGCCACCAATACCACTCATTATACGTAATATATTTGTGTTCAGTGTATAAATTCTAAACGACACTGGTGTGAAAAGAGGTGGTGTTGTAGGAACCGGTACTATTCTTCGGTAAATCGTTTTTGTTATGGACTGAAACACAACCACAACAGTATCAATATTATCCGTTGCATAATATATAAACATTTTTGGATTAATCCACAAAGAAAAGAATGATTTTGATATTCTCGAGAAATTACAGGTTCCTGTTGGTTGTTGTTCTTCAGGTCGCAAGCAAAAGCTATACACATTTATACCGTCAGAAGGTGTATTACTGTGGTACTCATATGGTTGTACATAATTGAAATAATTACCATCCATTTTGGCAATACGAGTATATCCATTAAACTCTAGTGCTGCCCCCTTTGTATTTAATCCTTCATTAATAACTGTAGATGAATAATTATCCCATCGGCATTTAGTGAATCCGTTTGCATTATTAACATAAGCATTTTTTTGCATTACCCATATTATTTCTTTACATGGATTATTAAAATCGAGACGTATTTGAATATTATCGCGGTCAATATCATTTATATCAATCACTTGTAATTGATCAATAAGGTATTCATGACTTGATTGAGCGAATCGTCGACGTTCTAAACCATCAATATATACATAATCGATTAATAAAGAAGCATTTATATGATAACCATATTCTTCAAATAAATCATCTAAGTTCACTGAAGATCTAAAATTGACATCCGTATATTTGCTCATGTCCTCAATATATGCAACTTGTTTGAATTCCTTTAATTTAATAGTGAGTGTAACTTCATGATATTGCAATGCAACAAGAGGGAGAGCTAATCCATTGAATCTATTGAACCAAAACTGTAATGGTACGGTCAATGTATAAGCTGGCTTTGTAGTTCTATCAAATGTTGTTAATTCTGGTACATTTCCGATCATTTTATCATATATATCATTCAAATCTTTTTTTCCTGCTAGTTCATACCATATATTTAGCCAATCACCATATTGTTTATCTATTTTTTCTCCTCCGATGTCAACTTGGATATGATCAATTATTGAACTTCCCAATTTATCAACCCAAGCAAACTTAAAATTTCTGTTTGCAACATCAACACGGTTGGCATATGTCACTTTAACAAGATTTTCATAATATGCTTGTATTTGTGTACTGTAAATTATTGCGTCATCTAGTGTCCTTTTAAAAAGATGTTTAGGATATAATTGTGGATTTGCTATTGAGTTAGCTATTAACAGCAAATTAAATTGTATCGGAGCAATATACCAAATAGGCGAGTTTGACGAAAAATATGTTATAGCATTTTCTACAAATGGATCTGTTGAATAACTATTAAAAACATCAATAATGGCATTGACCATTTCATTAGAAAAAACAATATTGGATGCATTAAATACATCAATGGCTGCTCTATATGCATTTGCATTAACTGTCATAAATGCGACCCATCTTTTATATTCTGCTTGGGCTATGAAATATTGGTTATTTGCTTCTGTAATTTGTTGTTGTGTTACAATCCGTTGGAATGATATTTCAGGTATTTCAATCTTCAGATATACTCTGTTGACTAAATCTCCTATAGGTTGTATCACTTTATTGCTTACTATATTGAATCCAACTTCATCATCAAATGGGACTTCAACAGATTCTGTTGAAAAGTTTGTACAACGTCTATATACTACTTTAAAATATGAAATTTGTGGTGTACCGACGAGATATATATCCTGAGTGCCATATGAAACAATATTTATTAATCCTCCAGTCATGATTATACATATATATTGTAATGAAATTATAAACCTTTATATTGACACAAAAAATTGATTTTGAGAATAAATAATGAAATATAATAAAATCAAATAAAATAATTAAATAGGTAATAAATACATAATAATCAAAAATATATGGACAATTTTGATGAACTTGATAAAATCGATGAATTACAAAAAAAACCTATACCGCAAAAAAAAATAGTAAAAAAAATAATTAAAAAGGTTGCAATCAAAATAGATGAGCCAGATGAATTATATGATGATGAAATTATTGACATACCAAAAAAAATAGTAAAAAAAGAAATCAAAAAGGAGATAGTAAAAATTAAGGAACCCGATAAAATTATCGAGGAAATAGATAATGAATATATAGAACCGAAGCAATACGATTATCAAACCCATTTGAGAAAAGATCGTGGATTAAAACAAAAATTGTTTTTAATAGAAACAAAAAATGATTATGAATATTTAATTATGGGATTGACAGGTAATGTATATACAGTTTCTGTGACTAATAAGCCCACATGTACATGTCCTGATCATACTACAAAAAATAATAGATGTAAACACATTTATTTTGTATTTCAACGAGTTCTACGAACAAACAATTGTGATAAAGAATCATATTCAAACGAAGAACTTGCGCATTTTATCAACAACAAAAATAATATTGACAAAAATGTGTGTGTTAGCGAAAATATAAAGAGTAAATATCATAAACTTGTACATAAAAAATCAAATAAAACATCGGTTATCGATGTGAATTTGGACGATCTTTGTCCATTGTGTCTTGATGACTTAGATAATGGTGAAGAAATTGATTGGTGTAAAGCCGATTGTGGCAAGGCAATACATAAATTATGTTTCAAAGTGTGTAGTCCAAAGTATGGTGCTAAGTGTCCGTATTGTAATAAGCCATGGAATCCTCCAGAGAACGAAAATGCATATATTAATTTATTGTCATAAAGTAAATTGATTTATTATATTGATTTATTTTGTAATAAACAAATATAATTTACTTCAATTTAATTCATTATTTTTTCAACTAAATGAAAATAAAAATAGAAAAAAATTATGCCTTAGGCATCTTGACGGGGCTCGTCATGTTCGCCACGAGGCTGTTGACCCTGACCACGCTGACCACGCTGATCACGCTGACCACGGGGACGACTTGGTCCACCATGTTGCTCATCACGCTTGTGACCATGATGACCCTGATGAATTGGTCGACCCCTCACAACAACCTTCTCACCGTTTGCGGTCGTCATTTCGAATTCGACAAGATCGTTATGATGCTCGTTGGCATGAGCCTTACCCTTACCCTTACCCTTGCGGTTTCCAGTGGTCTTCCAATCGGGATCGGCTTCAGCTTCAGCAACAGCTGCAACATCGTCGGTGGTATCGATCTGCTCAAACTGTTGCGCATCCTGCTGCTTCTTGCGCTCAATCCAAGGATTGGCCAAAGGAGCTGCTCCGAACATAGCTGGAGCCTTCTTAGGACGCTCGACCTTTTCCTTTGGTGCTTCTTCGCCCTCGAGAACAATTCTGGGTTCCTTGGCAGGCTTCTTGACACGAGGCTCGTACTTCACCTTGGGATGGTCGACACGATAAGCCCCAGCTGCCGCCTTAGTAACATCGACAGCATGCTTGATTGCGAGACCAAAAGCCTCGGCAAACTTCTCGTCAAAAATTTCCCAAAATTGAAGAATCGCGTCAGCAAAGGCAACCAAGTCGGCAGAAGCAAGACCATCGTAATGAACATCGTTGGATGACCAATCCCTAGGATCATTCTTGCGGAAGAGGCGACGAGTGCCGTAATCAAAGCGATTGACAAAAGTCTCCGCGAGCTTCTGAAGCTTTACCTCAGGTAGCTTGATGTTCTGAGGAGCCTTGTTCTCAAACTTACGAGGTCCGAACTTGAAGAGTTGCATGTAAGGCTGCTCATAAAACTCTCCGAAAGTCTTGAAAAGCTTCTTGAGCTGTGCGTACTGCCCCTTGAGGTCTGCGAAAATGGTTTGCTCAAAAAGTGGCTGATGCCCCTCAAAATCGGGCTTGGAAGAGACAATGACTGTGGTTTCAAAACCCTCAAGCTGACGAAGCAAACTGAGCAACAGGTCATCAGTAGAAGCCTTGCCAAGGCGAACCTCAGCACAGCCCTGATCTTCAAAGGTATCATTGTAGGAAGACATTTTGGTGTTTGGTTTAGTTTTGACTGTTAAAACGTTTAATTGTAAGCTCAAGTCTGTGAATTGCTTATATTCCAAATATTATAAGATCTGCAGTATATTACATATTTCAATTTTTTGATATCGATCTATTATACATAAACTGAGAGGTATGTTAATTCCACCCAAAAACAAATAAAAATGTAGTATAATATTAATGGATTACAAAAAGATTAAATATAGTAACAAAAATTACGGCATTTTTGAACTCAAGTATAAAAATGTTGGTGTCCCTGTAATCATGGATTGGAACGATTTCAAACAAATCAAAAATATTAATAAATCATGGTATATAAATGATTATGGAGCTGTTGTAACTCGTCATATTATAAATAATACAAACAGTGAAATATATTTACATGAACTCGTTTTGGCCTTTAAATCATTGGATGATTACAATAATGATATTAATAATGATGCAACTAATAAATATATTAAAAACAAAGATGGTGAAAAAAAACCTATTGTGCATATAAATAAATTTGGTATTGATAATAGACGAATTAATCTAATGTATGATGACACCGATAAAAATACAAACAAAAATCTCAAAAAAAAGAAAAGAATAATTGAATTACCAGAAAATTCAAATATTGATCCAGATGAAATACCTACATATGTGTGGTATATAAAACCAAATGGATCCCATGGTGATCGTTTTATTGTTGAAATAGGATCTATATCGTGGAAAACAACTTCAAGTATAAAAGTGTCATTAAGATACAAACTAGAAGAAGCAAAAAAATTTTTACGTGAATTAAAAATGGAAAATCCAGAATTATTTGATGAATATTGTATGAATGGAGAATATACTCAAACAGGTAAAGATCTTGTATCATCATTCTACAACATAATATCAAAAGCTGGATATAAACATTTGCATAAAATAAATATAGAAAATATTACAGACAAATACCTTGAACCCAAATTAAATGATTTATCCAGTGCCGAAAAAAAATTACTCAAGACTATTTCTTTCTTAAATTATTTTAATAATTTTAATAATTCGAATAATTCCAACAATTCGGACAATTCCGATAATTCCAGTAATTCCAGTAATTCCAGTAATTCCAGTAATTCAAATAATTCAAATAATTCAAATAATTCAAATAATTCAAATAATTCAAATAATTCTAACAGGGACAATGAAAGAAAAAAAATATTATTTTCAAAACTACCGAGACAAAGTGGTTTGAAACAGACAGATATACCCAAATATTGTTACTACTGTGAAGCATCCAAAACACGAGGAGATTATTTTGTTATTGATAATCATCCAAACCAAAAAAAAAAATGGCAGACAACAACTTCAAAAACTATTTCTACTCTGGATAAATATCAGTCGTTACGCGTCCAGCTTGATCTCCTGAACCAAAATAAGGTACAATATTAGGCGTCAAAGAATATCTATTTTTTTTAACATTTTTAAACATAACAACAAACAATAACATAATATTTATAATGCTTGCTATAATTAAAAAAATGAATAATACGTATACATAATCGTTTGGTTCATTATATTTAACATCATAAAAATATGAATCGTAAACAAGTTTCAACAAGAATAAATAAATAAAGCATCTAACAAATGATGTTATAAATAAATATGTTTTATCACGTGAAATGCACAAATATTGGAAAATTTCTCTTTGTGGAATAAACAAATCGGTTATATTGGTCCAATTCAAATCATAGTTTACACATCTTTCTATTTTATCTAAATATGATGCAAGATTATTTGTTGTCATAATTAAAAATTATATTACTTTTTATTATATCAACACAATTTAATTTATATGAATTAAATAATTTAAATTAATTCGTAACTTACCTTTATTTTTTTACACCAATATAATATTTTCATTGCATCAATCTTATTTGATTCCATATTTTCATCATATTTGTGTATTAAATCGACACAACTAATACTACAATTTTCAGCCTTCGAGTTTTGATTCATTTGACCATCTGTTTCATTTATTATATTACCGATAATGTCAATAATATGATTGTGTGTTACTATAAGTATATTTTTTCCTTCATATTGAACAACTATTTCGTTCAACAATTCAAGAATATCATGTGTTAAATGTTCCTTACTTATTACCTTGTCTTTCTTTCCACTAAATAATCTATCATCAACAATAAATTCAACTTCAATATCTGAAGTACAATTACCTAAATGTTTTGTTATTATATCAGCTGTTTCCACAGCACGAAGAAGAGGTGATGAATATACTGCAGATATTACAATTTTTGCATCACTTAGGTAATCTCCTACAATATTTGATTGTATTTTACCAGTTTGGTTTAATTTACAGTTTTTATCAACAATCAATAATGAACTAAGATCTGATTTATTTTTGTCAACCTTATCAACCTTATCAATCTTATCGACTTTATTTGAACCATCAATATTAATTATACTGGAATTTCTTCTATTTTTGAGATCATTTTTATAAGTCTCACCGTGTCTAATAATATATAATTTTGTAGACATAATAGATAAGTTTAATTAATCGATTATTCGTAAGTCGTTGTCCAGATTAAATAAATATGTATATTTATTGATGAATATAATTATTAATCAATTTTTTTTTTATTTATAAAATAAAAAATTGATTAATTTACTTAAAGATATAAAATTGCTATATAAAGAATGTATTAATTAAAAAAATTATACAATGAGTATTGATGTAATAAAACATAAAATTATATTCAACAATGATCTTGAACATTTACCGAATGATGTATTGATATCTACAATGACAATCGTATGTAAAATAGATACAATATTCAATGTATATAATATAGCAAGATACATCGATCTTAAACACACATCGATCATATCTGTTAAACATGGTAAATCAGATGATCTTACAACAAATAGGACATTATTAACAAAATCACAAACAGAGAAAAATAAAAAGAAAGGGAAAAAGGCATTTTATAATCAAGTTTCAATTCAAGTCAAGACAAAAAGTGGATTGTTGAATGTTAAATTATTTTTAAATGGATCTATTCAAATGACAGGATGTAAAAGTATTGAATCTGTTTCGGAAGCAATAACTACATTATTCGACGAATTAAAAACTGTTAAGGCTATTGTAAATTATAAAAGCAACAAAATAGAAGAGAAACCTTTTGTAGTTAATATAATGACGTTAAAGGCGGAAAATGTATATGGTTTCAAAATATGTATGATAAATAGTAATTTTTCGATCGGTTTCGAAATCGATCGTGACAATTTGTTTGCTATATTATTGCAAGATAATGTGAAATGTTCATTTGATCCGATTATTCATGCATGTGTAAATATTAAATTTGAACATCCAGAAAAAACTATTTCAATATTTGTTTTTGAAAGTGGTGCAATTATTATAACAGGAGCTCGATCGTGTAATCAAATCATTATGGCATATAATTTTATAAATAAATATTTACTTGAACATTATGGAGAAATAAATAAAAATAATACATTGACTAATTCAACAATTTTAGAATATTTGAACGACAATATTAATAATAAAAGTAATAATAAAAGTAATAATACTAATAATACTAATAATACTAATAATACTAATAATAGTATCAGTAATAATCATAAAGTATTGAACAATAATCATAATAACTTAATAGACAGAGAACCAGATTATGACTTGGAATATGATATCCCAGAAAATGTAAATATTGACAATAATAGTGACGATGAGTTCATAAATAATATTCTGAGTGGAAAAATAAATAAAACGAAAACTAATAAATCAAATAAAACGATCAATTCAAAAAAATTAAGTAAAAAATCTAAAATCAACATGATTGTAGAAATTTAATTTATCTATATTTCAATATACTGAATAAAATAAAATTATTAAATTCTGTTTACTATACAATTTATTTATATTTAGTTTTGAGGAGATTGGTGTATAACATTGTTCACATATGGATTTCCTCTTAGATTTTCTTCTACATGAGTATAAAAATGCCAAGTATCAACCGGTGTTCGTTGAGGAAATCTTGTATAATTGCTGGGCATTCTTTTTTGTGAATCGAATTTATTATCGGGGTATAAGTCACGGTTAACTTGTGTTTTATCACAAGTACTAACCATTGTATAATCTATTATTGGTCCTTTATTATAGTTTGAAGTTGTCGGTTCTCTTCCTCTTGACAAATTTTCTTTGCTGACATTGAGTAACATGTTTTCAACATCCAATCTTGTTCTTGTTCTATCATATACACTATTATTTATTATACCAGCACGATCCGTTTTTGCATATATTTCCCTTTGTGGAATACTTGGTATATCATTCCAGTCAACAGCTCTAGTTTGTTCATATTGTGCCTTACCCATACTTGCACCAGCTCTATCCGTTTTTGCATATAGTTCTCTTTGTGTCATTTTTGTTATATCATTATAGTCAGCCGCTTTATTCTTTTCATATTGTCCCTGACCCATCGCAGAACCTGCTCTATCCGTTTTTGCATATAGTTCTCTTTGTGTCATTTTTGTTATATCATTAAAATCTTGTGCTTTATTTTTATTGAACTGTCCTTGACCCATTGCAGCACCTGCTCTATCTGTTTTTGCATAAACTTCACGTTGTGTCATTTTTGTTACATCATTCCAATCAATAGCCCTTGTTTTGTTTAATTCTGCTTGTCCTACACCAACACCGGCTCTATCGTTCTTTGCATAAA